ATGGTGATCTTGTGCTCCAATCTTTTTGTATTGTTTTGAAATTAAGAACTCAGCAAAGTCTGGGAGATACCAAATGTTTAATGCACTAACGGTACACAATACTTTACCTACAATATTATCATGTGGCGAGTTCTCTACTTTGTCTAATGTTTGTTCTACTGTTTCCCATTCAGTTGGATAGCGTAGCCATTTATTCATTTCGCCTATACCATCAATACTAATCATTAGTTCTACAAACTTAAAGTTACTCCATAGTTCAATTATATCGTCTGGCATTATAGTGCCATTAGTATGGTAACGTAGTTCTATGTGTTCTGCATGTCCACTCTCAACACACATCTTTAAAAAACGTTTGTGGTTCTTTAGGTATAGCGGTTCACCACCTGCAAATATAAAATGACGCATGGTAGGCAGCAATGGTTCAATCTCTTCAATCCAAAACTCATCATCTTCGGCCCACTTAAATTTATTACGTTTGAAATCTTGTATCTTCCAATCCCAATCATCTTTAACTTCGCCTTCGCTGTCTGCAGCTATTATCTCAGCAGCCTTAACCCACTTACTTGAATCAGTAGGTCTACACATAACGCATTGCACATTACATGTGTTTCCCAAACGCAAGTCTAATGTAACAACATCTTGATCTAAACTACCGTCTGTGTTTGTGCTTGCAATTAATTCGTCAATGTATTCTCTGCCTAGCTTCTTTGTCCACAGATTATTTTCATTCATTCTGTGACTTCTAATACCAGCTACTTCTTCTTTGTAACAATGAGAACATGCTTTTAGTTTTTGCTCGTCGAGCATAGCCAGTCTGGCTTTCTTCCAATAGTAACTATTCCATATACCATCTACTGTTGTATGATTTAAGTTTACTCTTTCGTCTGGTGGCTTCTGTGCAACACAACATAGTAATGCAGTGCCGTCAGTGTGTGTTGCCATATGTATCCATGGCAGTATACAGAAATCTTTTCCGTAATCTTCTAAAAAGTCTTGTGCCATTATAACATCTCTTTTATAGATTGATATAGTTCGTCGTCTATAATACTAAAGTTTGTGTTACGTTTACGATCCCATACTTGGGTTAATGTAACAAACTCTGTTAAGTTTTCGTGCCAGTTTTCTAATTGAGGTTGCTGTAAGTAACTGATGATACCGTCTACACTATTCTTAACTAACCAATTCTTCTCGTATAGATATTTGCATGTAACTGAAAACTCTTGTAATCTTTTTAATGCAGGTGCTCGTTGTTCAACTGTAAGATTACGTATGTCTAAATAATTTGGATGCGTGTTTATTAATATATCTACACCAATTGTTTTCCAATCGTGGTTTGGATAATATTCATCTGTTAGTTCTGCTGCTAAGTATAATACTTCGTGTATACGATTTAAATTATATATTTGTAGCACTGGAGTAATGTTACTGTTAACATTTGGCTTGTCTAACATAGCACGATAGTTTCTAAGAATGATATCCCAACTCTTAGTTCCACGTATGAATTCGTTTACATTGCCTACACCATCAAGGCTGGCATTAATATCTACACTTTCATATTTGCTTATGCTGTTTAGGAATTTTGGATTAGCGTTTGTGCAATTTGTGTTCATGAATACTGTTATGTGTTCAGCATGTCCATTGTCTGCAGCAAAGTCTAAGAAGTCCATGTTGTTCTTAATCATAGTAGGCTCGCCACCTGTCATGTAAACTTTTCTCAAGTCTGGAAGCCATGCATAGATATCTTTCCAAAAAACATCAGCATCAAATTTATCTCTATACTCTTTGCTGTATACCCAGTCTGGAGTTTTGCCATATGTTTTTTCTTGTATCTTTTTGTATTCAGGTTCTAGTTCTTCTAGTTGCTTATTTTCTTTTGCAATTGTGCTACTGTTAAAACTATTACACATTCTACAACTAAGGTTACATAGGTTACCCAGTCTTAAATCTAAGTATACCGGATCGTGGTCAGGTAGTCCCATGTCGTTATCATAGCTTGCCTTAACCCGTTCGTGTATTGCATCTGCACCAATTCTACGTTCCCATTCTTCGTTGTGCATTTGTCTAAAACTTTTTTTACCTACTTCTTCTTGTAGGTAACAATGCTTACAACTACTAATCTGTTCACCTTGTATCATACCAAGTCGAAGGTCTTTCATAGCATCGCTGTTCCATGCTTCTTTGAGAGTAGTGGTGCTGATATCTAATATCTTTCCATCCTGGTCTCGTAGAACACTTGGCTTTGCAATACAACAAAAGTCAATGCTTCCACTTGTATTAACCATTAAGCTGAGCCATGGGTAAACACAGAAGGTATCTCCATAATGTTCTTCCCAATTAGTTTTGGTATCTGCCATATCTTATTCTAATGTATCTTCTACTTGGTCTTCTCTAATTTGTGCTCCCATACGACTTGGGTTAATGTAAACTTCTTTAAAGAAAGCACTGCCCTCTTTACCTAAGTCTGCAATTTCCAGATGTAATCGTTTGCGTAGGTCAATGCCAAGTTCAATTGCCGAATCTTCTACTGCTTTGTAATTCCATTGTGTTCCTGTGCGTTTACATAGTTGATCTGGATTGTCTTGAAACTGTGGCAATACTTCTTGATTAAAATAATTAGTAAGCCAGTTAAAGTCTCTAACGTTTTTCCAATCCCATTCTGTTCTAGTAATGTTTGTCATATGGCATCCTAGACGTGCGCCATATATTGCCCATATGCCATTCTCACTATCGTCACCAACGCTCATCCATGTTAACAAACGTTTATAGTTTTTGCTATGCACACGATCCTTTAGTTCGCTTGGATCAATTACATCGCCATCTACTAATCCCATCTTAACACCTTCACGGAAGCCGGCTCGCCATGCTTGTAGTGGACTACCATTGTTCATTACTGTGCAATAGATATTATTCATTTGCACGTAGTTAATGTTCCAACAGAAATCTACTTGAGCTCGTTTGTCGCCAGCTGGTGCATTCTCATGTGTTTTCATATTCATAACAACAGGCTTTGGCCAACACTTGATACCACCGTTGCCGTATACAAGTCCATTGGTAATGTTCTTGCCAGCCCAACTAATAACATCAGTTTCACCAATCTTATCCATGTCTACTTCGACACTAAAGAAAGCATCATGCACAATGTTGTCTGCATCAATTGTAATAAACCTATCAGTCTCTGCCATCTGTGCTGCGGCCTTGTGTGCTGCATCACTTCCCTCTACGCCATGACTACGTTTAGCCCATGGGCATTTGTCTAGCAAGTCTGCATAGTTCTCATCTGCATTTGGTTCGTCATAACTGATATATACAATATCAAATTCATTAATGCTCTGCATGTTACTCATTCTTTTCTCCGTAGTAATTCACTGTTAACTTTTTGTTCTTAAATGTAATTATAGGATCAACTGGCCAATTATCCGGCAAGTCTATTTCTATCTTATTATTAAGTAACTTAGAAGTTTGAAATCTTAATGTGTTGACATAGTTGTCAACTTCTGTGTCTGATACATGTAATTCTAACTTAGGTTTGTTATCAAAGTAATACATTGTATCTGGACCGACTTCACTCTTAATAATTAACTTATCATTTAATGTATACATATTTATGTGTGCTGTTTCACCTCTGTTTGCAATTTGATGTGTGCGTTGGTTGTTGTCATCTTTTTCTGATAGTGCAACATCACTAAATTCAATACCATATGTTTCAAACACAGGCTTGGTAAAGAAACTTATCTCATCCCAACTATTAATATGACGTGTTACCTCAGGTGGAACTTGTATATAAAGATGCCTGTCGTTAATAAATTTAATTGCATCAACTGGAATAACTCCTATCATATAATCTGGATCATTCTTCCTACAAAGATAAAGATCTAGTATGCTTGTGTTATCTTGCTTGATACTATTGATTTGTCCCAGGTTCAATGATTTTTTAATTGTGGTTAAATTAATTTCCATCTTAATTGTGTTGGTTGCACGTATAACTTTAATATACACATCACATATACTTGGGTCTCTTTCTAATGCCTGGTTTAGCTTTTCGCCGTTTGTTTTTAATTCTAGTGTAGAACTTTTAACATCAATGTCCCAGGCTTCATTAAAGATATCCCAATGAACTGCATACTTGTTAATCTTTTTCTTGCCTGTTATTAAATGTTTACATATAGAATTTGTAGAAGCAGTTACTTCTTCATCTTCGTTTGTAGTAACAAACTGTCGTGGGCCAATGCTCAGTATTTTGCCTGAGTTTTTATTAAATCGAATATACCACTTTTTACTTTGTGATGGTGCTGTAGTAGTTGCGTTGCTCATTAAATATTTCGTCTGTTAAGAATTCATTCTCATGGTAACTTAGTGTTCCATTGACTGCATAGTTTTGGATTTTTATTTTTCCATTAGCACTTGACCAAATGTTCAACTTATCAGTCCACTTGTTTATTTTACCTAATGCACCTGACACTACACTATTCTTCATATCAATATATTGTAATACGTTGTGTTGTGCAACTGTATCGTCGCCTGTATGTGTAGCAACAAGTGAGTGCATAACATCAGCATCAAAGAAGTCTGGTATGTGTTGAGGTTGTAAAAATTTAACACAAGCATCTTTCCAGTATTGAAAATACACATCTGCTAATTTAAAATGACGTAGTGCTACTTCATTCTTTTTGAAGAAGAACATGTTAGTATAAACTACATTTAAGTTGTATTCACTTTGTAGACTGTTTTGATATTTTAAACTAATTTTGTTTTTTCTAATATCATTAACTGCATCTGGAAATACAATGTCATAGTGATCTATTAGATATTCCCACATGCTGGTTTGATCGTCTTTGACTAACGATTTACAATCTATAGCTATTGTATTCTCATATGGACTACACCAGTATAACTGCCAATCATTTTGTCTACATGTTGTGTGTTGTTTATATGGTAAGTCTGCAACTGCATCAAACCCTTCCAGAAAAGAACGTTCTACTTTATTGCTGTCTGGAACTACTAGTGTAACACTAGCATCTGGCATCTTGCTCTTAATTGAAAATGCACAACATTGTGCTTGTCTAAACTCAATAGGATTGACAGCTATAATTACATAGCCGTTCTCGGCAATAATTTCATTACTCATCAAAGAACTCCATAAGTTTTGGCTTTACTCTCGATAATGCACGTTTGTTCATAACGTGTAAGTCTAAATTTTTATGCTTGATTAATATGTTCTTCCATTCTTCTTTTGTGTCATTGCCAAGGCATATCCAATCTTGTAAATTGTTAACATCAACAATATCATCTTTTTGCGATAGATAATACATTGGTTGGTCATCAAAGTTATGAACAACATCACCTTCTTCCATGCCATTTAGTATATGAACAGCAATGCTTACACAATAATCTGTTCTGAATAAATTGTTTGGAAAATTATATAAGAATTGATAGAACTCGTAGTTCTCTGCAACATGAGCCCATAACTCAAAAAATATTTTACTAAATTCACTACGATCAAAATATACAACTGTGCTCCACCACATTTTAACACCACCTGGGTATAACAACACTTCGTTTATGTGTGGGCTATCATTTCTGGCACTTACGGCATTGTTAAACATTGCAACACCCTCGTATGCCATACTACGTAGTAGGAATTCATTCTTTACAATGTAGTCAGTATCAAGCAATAGTGTTTTTGAAAATGGACTGTATTCCCATATCTTATGCTTGTTGCTGTTACTGAACTGTGCTTTGAATTCTGTCCATGGACTGTCGTAGTGTCTACGCTCATTGGGTCTGAATTCATCTTCTGTTATTTTTATATAATCAAAACACTCATTAATAACATCATCTTCTTGCGACTGTTTCATCCATGCATAAGTTCCAGCATCAGTGATTATACAAACTGGTAAGTCAAGATATTCTTTAACATATCGAGAAGCAAGTATTGCCAAGTCAACATAATCTAAATGCTCATTGTTATAAACAAAGAAGCATACTCCTTCATCTTCTTTGTATGGTTGCACTTTGTATTCGCTCATTACCAATCCATTATTGTTTTGATACTTCTAGACTTTCGTAGTTTTTGGTATTCAACATCATACTCTTGTGTAGCACTAATATACTGATCTACTAATTTATCCAGTAGTTCTTTTAAGTCAGCTACTTGAACTGGATTATCTTTTGAATCAATTAAGACTACATTTTTATTTTTGTCAAGGTCAATTAATGTTTTTACAAATGCAATTGTTTCTTGATCTGCAATAAACACACCAGCTTGGTGATGCACTAATTGTAACTGTGCTACTCTGTTTTTAATATTTCGTTTCTGATTGTTAAGTGTTAAAGTGTAATTGCTAAACTCTAACGCTTTCTCAAGACGTTCGTCCATAGAAAATTCTCCTAGTTTATATACTATAATACGCTAATTGTGGGGTTTTGTCAAGTATTTATTATCGACTTAGACGCCGGTAATTGTAACTGTTAGATAGTTAACAGCCGTCCATGGAGTTACTTGAGATATAATTGGAGCGGCACGTTCTAGGAATACATAGTCTACACCAGTAGCTGGTGAGAAGTATGTAGCTAAACTATTGCCAGATATGTCAGCTGTGTCTGGTGTTTCTAATGGCTGAGCATAACCAAACTCACCAATGATGTCAGTATTAATAAATGAATCATCATCGTCATCTTCAATAAGTTTTATTTTTAAATGTATTTCAAAATTATTTGTAGTAGGGTTAACAGTTCCTCTTAGATCCATAATAAATCTTCGTTGTGAATATATACCACCTGGACTAGAATAACCAGAACCGTATTCGCCTGCTTCACTACCACCGCCGTAGCTGCCGTTTCCAGTTCCGCCATCAGCAGCAACATTGTATACTGTTACCCAATCATCATTTGTAGGATTTGATCCATTGTCAAAACCACTCATATGCCAAAAGCCTTTTGATCCACCAAGACTACTAAAAGGTGCATCGCCTTCGCCGTCACCGTCGTTTGTTGTAGTTAGTGCACCTATACGAACTACACCTATGTTATCAAAGAAATCGTTCCACACCAATGATGGTGTATTTGTGCCACCGGCAGTTGACGACATGTCAACTAATAATTCTCCACCACTGTTGAAAAAATGTCTTGCTTCACTGTAACTTGTAAATGCAAATTTATGTTCGCTGTATAAGTCTGCTTGCCAAGGTGTTCCACTGTTTGATGTAGTAACAATAGATGTGTTAACATTTTTTGAAGAGGGGTCGATATTAAATTTATTTGGTTCAATAACATTGTTATATACGTTTTCTAATTGATTGTATAGTGTTGCTGATATTGAAGTAGAAGATGAGCGTGGAACTTGCAAAGATGCAAGAGACTCTTCCATGTGCCAAAGACCTGCGTTAATCTGTGCAATTAAATAATTTGTATGTTCTGCGGTAATTATTGTAGTCTGTGCTACAGTTGGTATAACTGCTGGTTGTCCCCAACCTTTTTGTCTAGCTATTTCTGTGTTGTGACTGTTTGCTATAGTGATTGTAACTATATCGCCAGCTGATGGAATATTTCCATATGAGTCAGTGAATGTAATAATTTGACCATTTGTTTCATACTCATTGTGTTGTGTCTGAAGTTCTTTTAGAAAACCGTTAACTTTTAGTAACATTACTTTTTTTATAAACCAGCCAGCAGGTGCGCCTAGTGGCTGTTGAATAGTGTATGTTTGACCAGCACTACCATCGCCTCCGGTATAAGTTTCAGTTACAATACTATCTGTATAGGAATAGGTCTCACCTTGCCAATAGGCATCATATAACGCTACCAGTTCGTTGAACTGTGCGGCAGTAATCTTCTCAGCATTTGGTGGACCAGTAACTGGCATATTACTTTACTCCAACTACTACTTCAACTAATCCAACGCCTAATGTGTCTTTGTTTGCTAATGCTCTGCCTACAACACGGAACCAATCCATACCTACTTCTTTTTCGTATTCTGATACTGCTCTAGCTACACCTGGAGTATCACTTGTAATTAAACGTTGTCCTTTGTGAACTTCGCCTATAACTTTACAAGGAACTCTACCTTCTAGTGCTACTGGAACTGTAGTGCCTTCAGCACCGCTGTTCATTAAGTATGCTGGGTTACTTGATACAATACCAAATACCTCTGGGCAATGTTCTATAGTAGTTTGTGTTACTTCTGCTTCGCCGCCAATCTTAACAACTGTGCCTGGTTCATAATCTACATCACTTGTGTAAAGTTCTGCAAGGTCGGCATATTCTGCTGTAGTTGCCGTTCCGTGCATTTTCATACCTGCACCTAATGTTAGTCCCTTTTTAATTTCATTACCTGGGAATAATCCACCGTTGTAATCTGTTTCGCTATTGTTAATACCAAATTTTTCAGTTGAACCCGTAAAGTCTGAACAAAATGCAGCAACTGGTGTTCCTGCTGATTCAACTACAAATACATCATGTAATACTGGAGTTGCTTCGTTGTCTAACATTTTTACTTGGTTAAATGTTGTTCCACTCCACTTAACACCGTCGTATACTTTAAGTGTGTCTTCATCGCTATGATACCATAGCTGACCTGCAACTGCGTTAGCTGGTCCGCTTACTGTATTGTCGGTTGCAAAATTTTCTAGTAAGTCAACAAAGTTTTGAGCTATTGCTTCTCCGTATCCAAAATAATCTTTACCAACAAGTTGTAAGCTAGTTTCTGTATTAAGGGTGCCGTATTCTACTGTTATATTTGCACCTAATTTATTAATTGTGTATGACATTTTTTATACTCCTGCTCTGATTCTAAGTGAATACAGAATCTCTATTTTTCTATTCTTAGCTTTTTGAATAGGATGAAAAATTAAATGTGTAAGGTTATATCCACTTTCTGTTACAAGTGCAATCTCATCGATTACCCAACTTGTAGGATCATCAAAATTCTGTGCATTGTCTAATGTTGGTGCTGTAGTAGGCTCGTCATAATCTAAAACAACCTTTACAGTTATGTCTGAATATGGATTACTTTCCGTATCAACAACATCTATACTAGATACTTGTTTAGCATACGCAACACTTGATCCGTCTAGTAATGGGTTATATAACGCACCATTAACTCCGTCTACTTGTGGATTCTTATATGTAATGTTACCATTAGCATCAATAACTGTGCCGCCATATCCAAACGCAATCTTATCAATAAAGAACTGATTACCATTTTCTGATTTATTTGCTAACAGATTTGAAACTGCAAAAGCAAAGTTCTGAAAGTTGATAGCATTATGCTTGTCTAGTAATATTTCACCAGTGTCTACGTCTTTGATTACACAATGACCGTCTACGGAAATATCTGATTGTTCGTTATAATTGTTTTTCATTGCTGTTCGTCCTACTCCTTATATACTATTTATGCCAATTGTATTTTTGCATTTATAGTATAGTTCCTTTACCTGCTAAGTTCAACATAAATGCTTCTGCATGTGTTGAACTATCTAAGATTGTTGTGCTATCATCATTAAATCTTCTATCAGCTGGTGAATCTACATAGTGTAATTCATTTCCTGTGACATCAGTAATGGTTGTGCCTGTTACATGCTTAGTTGCAAATGTTAAATTTAATCCTCGTTTTCTAATATAAATTATATTATTTACAGTTTGAACTTGTATCAATTCATTATTTACTAATACTAATTCTGCTGTTGCAAATTTACTTGGGTCTGTTACTGCTAATATTGTGTCGCTCATATTAAGATCTGCTGACAATGTAGATGTTTTAGCGTCTGCCATTCCAACTACATGTTCGTTAGTATGCATATCAATTATGTATGCAAATGTTCTAGACTCGTTTGTATCTGTTGAACCTGATCTATTTGTTTGCACTTTAAATACTGTTGTTGCTTGTGGTCTAATATCAGCATCAGTTGATCTGTTTATCTCACCATTGTTTGCTAATGTATAATAGTAAGGTTGTAATCCTTCGCCACCTGATACAATTGCATAACCTTCTACACCGTTGGCATCAGCATATGTTGTATTACCGTCACCGCCGTTTAAAATAATTGGTTCATTGTAATCAACTGTCACAACAACATCACCCAATGGAATATTCACAAAACTTATAGTTTGCTCTACTAAGAAATAATCAGTAAGCAATGTTAGTTCAGTTAATCCATCTTTGATTGATGTAGCTGTCCATTCTGTTAAGTCTGCATCTTCCTTAGGTATAACATATGTATTTGTTCCATTGTTTGCTATTGTAATATCTTTTGTTAATGAATTTGTTTGGTTTGCATCAATTACAAGTCCATTGAAGTTTGTGCCTCTAGTATCTGCTTTAACTGTAATTGTTGCTTTTTCTTCTTCTGCAACTGTTAGCATTACATCTTCACGTTTGTTAAATGTTCTACTAGTTTCGCTTATCTTAACATGGAAAGGTTTTATATCATTAACATAACCTTCGATTGTAGCTAAACTATCTTTCTTATATTTTTTAACTTCTACTAAGTCACTCTTGACTTCAAGTCTAACATAAGATGTTTTCATTGCCCATTCAACTTGCTTGGTTCTTGACATTGCATAATCAACCATTCCAAAGAAGAACTTGTTAAATTTATGTGTGTGTTCATTTACAAATATAACTTCTCTAAGTATTTGAACAATGCCCTTCCACCAGTCAGCAATAGCTTCACTGCTCCAGTTTACACTATCCCATGGTTCCATATCCCATGTGTAAGACTTAGCCAAACGTTCTTCAATCCAATGTATTGTTGAATTATTCTTTTTACTTAATACCCAACCGTTGGTTGTATATCTGTAATATTCTGTTCTGTCAATATTATCATCATCTATAATTTCAATTCTTGCTGTTTCGTATTCTACAGTATCAAGTGAATTAAGTTCTTCGATGTCAGCAACATCTTTTGTGTATGTGCTTGCAAAGTTATGATCTAATGAAATAAAGTCTACCCATTCCCATGTGTCATTTGGAATGCCGTTATCTATAATTGACTGGAAGAATTTAGTTCTGTGATCATTATATACGTTAACTGATAATAATAGTCTGTTTATAATATCAAGTGCATTTTTTCTAGCTAATACTAAATCGTCAAACCATGCTTGCCTAATTGATCTATCATCACCATATCTTGCGTATTCGTGATTATTGTAATTTGGTAGACGTAAATAATCTTCGTCCATTGCAGCTAAGTTGCTTCTCAATCCTGTATACCAATATGTTGGAATAACATCTGTATCTTTGCTTACAAGTATCCACTGAGCATGATTGTTATCTACTTTCTTATTTAACTGTAGAACAACTTTCTTATTTACAAAATCCCATATGTCTGATATAATAATTGCATCTGTATCTACAACTGAGAACCAATAAATTCCATTTGCACTTGGATCAGTAATAATGTTTTCTACTTCACCTGTGAGGATATTTTTGTCTGCACTTCCAATTGTTTCTTTTCCACGCACCCAGAAGTAATAAACACTATCGTATTTGCTAGTGCTTGCATTCCATTCGTTACGTAATGTATAATAGTATTCGTTTTGATTTTTGATTGCGTCAAATTCAAAGTATGCTGTTCCTGATGCTATGACTCCATACATTTCTTTAGAGCTGTCAACTGCTTTAGCATAGTCGTCTGGTGCAACTGAACTCTTAGTCCATTCCCAAATTACAACTTCACTATCAATAAATTGTTTGCCCCAATTAGTTGTTTTATCTTTTAAATCACCTTGGTCATAATCGTAATATCTAACTCTACTTGTATCCCACCAACGTTTACCAACTTCTGCATCGCTCCATGCACTATCGTCATCTTCTTCATATTCTTCTTCAGTTGATGTGTTATATATTGCTACGTCATGCACACTTGTTATATCTATTTCAACATCAGCTATGCCTGGAATGATTCCACGCATTGGGTCAAATAATTCTAAATCAAGTATAGGTGTGTTAGTTTCATAATCATAAACTGTAATATTATCTAAGTCTGTATTTGTAACTCTAGTTGACTGACTTCTAGATAATTTTTGAGAATTAGATACTTCAGCCGGTGTTGCTTGTGCTAACTGTCCTGCAAGGTAACTTGCACCATCTGTTGCGTAAGTTGTTTCAAATACATTTATTGATCTTGTTCTATTACCAATTAAGTTATCAAAGTCTGTGAATATATTAGTAGTAGGTGGCACATTCCATAATGTGCTTTGTAATGCTGTATCTCTATTTTCTATAGATTGGAATCTTGTTGAACGTAGTATCATTACTGAACTTGATGATCCACACTTGTCAATATATTGATCAATGTAGAATGTTGTAGAGTTTTTAAGTTTTGTAACTTTGTGTATACCATCAATGCTAGGTGTAGTTGTTGTATTCATTAGCATTACATAATCACCTACTTGTAATCCATGATCAATATTTACTGTTACTTCTGCATCGTTACCATCAGCAGTCATTGTTCCTGCACATATACCACAAGGCTCAGCTTGTTGAGTTGGATCATTTACTAGGTCTGCTGTATACAATCCTTTGTTCTGCACTTGGAAAACGTTCCACCCAAAATGTTTTACTGGAACACCAGCAGTGGATTCAATTTCATAATCAGAATCATTTGCAACCCATACGTTAAACAAAGCTGGATCAGTATGACTTACGTTAGTCCATTCGTTAGCAACAAAAGGATTTTCCTGTGCGTCATCAACTACCTGGTTTATAATCCCATATGAAGTTATACCTGCTTTATCTAAAACATGATCGCCTTCGTCCGGTAATACAAGTGTTGGATTAGTTGATGTAATTTGTAATTTATTACCTGAGTTTATTACAGTTACACCCGTAATATTATTTGCAGTAAGTGTGTCTGTAATTATTTGCACTGCTTCAGACAATGGTGTTTTTGCTTGAACTTCGCTAATACCTGCTTGGTATACTTCAAGCAATCCTAATACTGTTCTTTGAGATCCATCAACAAACATATTAGTTCGTGAACCACTGCTTATTAATCTTAGCTTGTTAGAATCATTTGATGCAGTAATATGTGATAAGCCAATAGTTGAATTTATTGCACTTACTACTGCGTCTAAGTCCATATCTCGTTCGACTTCATCTACTCTAGCTTCAGGTAAATCTTGTTCGCCTGCGTTCTTAAATCCTAAGTATTGGTTTGATGTAGATGCAGGAATAGTTAAGAAACTAGTTTGACTTGTTGCCCAATATCTAATACGAATTCTATTATCAGCAGTAGTGTCTGCTAGTATCGCCTCATCGGCTCCTTCTGTTGTGCTGATGCCTTGTGCTGCTATTGTATCGTTTATCTTGGTTAAAATTTCTGTTGTAGTCATTGAGTCTGGCACGTGTGACATCGTAATTTGAATTGCTTCACCGCCTGCAAACGTAGGATTATTAAATGTAATACTTTGTCCACTTACTGTAAAGTCTGTGTTTGCTGTGCCATCAACTGTAACACTACTAACACTATATGTTGAACTAGTTAGTGCTTGACTAATTGTATATGTTTGCTGTGCTGCTACGCCTGTAATATTTTCTACTTCATTATCTGGTGTAGTGTCAAAGTCAACTGTGATACCATTTATTGTAATGCTTTTATTAGTAACAAAACCATTATTACCATCTAGTGCTGCATTGATTGTTGTGCCAATTAATATTGCTGGCGCTGTTATAACTGTAACTTCTCCAACATTAGTTAGACTTACATCTACATTATCAATTAGTAATGTTGTAGCTGATGTTGGTGCTAACACTACTGGATTTGTAACTGATCCTAAAATATTAATACTGTTAGTGCTTGATGATGTAGTAGCAAACGGTGGAGTAGTAACTCCATCAATTGTAAATGTTGTGCCAAAATCAAACTCAGGGAAACTGTCGTTACCAATTATTTCAATGTTGTCTGTTTTTACTGATACTGTTGTGCTATCAACTGCACACTGGAATAATGCTCCTTGGTGTCTTACTAAGTCATTTAATTTGTAACTTCTGTTGTCTGACCAACTTTCTATTGTAGCATAATCTGATGCTTCGTTATATACGTTGCCAATTTCATTTAATAAGTTTACTTTATATTTTGCTTCAGCATCAAGTAGAGCACCTGCTGTTAGGTTGCTTATATCAACTTCTACAATTGGTTGTGTAGTATATGCTGGTGCAGTTTTAAATGGATTAACAAATCTTTTATCACCTGGAGCGTAAACTAATATGTCATTGTATCCTTCTCCAACTTGTGGTGAGAATTTAATAGCTTGTGGTGATGTTTCAAAGCTATTATTTTCTAATGTAAATTCAACTGCATCTAGTCTATCTTTATTACCAAAGTAACTTCTAGACAACATGTATTGCTCGTGAACTTTAATATCAAGTTTATCATTAATATACTTACGTTCAATTTTATCTAAGCTAGTAGCAGTGCCTCGTTGTTTTATTAATCCTTGATAGTAATTACGTTTAGTGATAGAATCAAATTCTGAACCACTAATAGTAAGTTCGTTATTAGAATTACCAATTGTAATATCTTCTAGTTTTGTAATTGAAGGATTAAAGTCAATCCCGTCTGTCTTATAGTAATCATCAATTGCTTGCACACTACTATCAAAGTTTTCAACAATCTTATTGTCAAATACTAAGTAACCAGGTGCACGTTTATTACCGTCCCAACCATCTGTTATAAGTCCTCTAAATGCTATCTTCTCTTGTATAATATTTTTTACATCATCATGCACAATAACTCCAAATGTTGTTTTATCATTTAGTAGTGCAATATGTTCATATTCAATTACAACAAACCCAGCTGAGCCAATTACTGTGCTATCTTTTGTTTCTAAAGATAACTCATTGTCTACTCTAGCAACTAATAAGTTGTCTGTTTGAATTGTATTGCCTGTTGCATCAGTTATTGTATTTTCTTTATACACACCTGTGTCTAATTCTATTACGTTGCCGTGTAATGGTTTAAACTTTAGATTGCTTCCTAAGTCAAATGTTTTATTAGTCTGCGGATTACCCAATGCCCATTTAACAAAATCAATAGCAACACTATCTCCACTGTATGGGAATACAAAGCCAACTGATTCTAAGTAAGCATAGTAACCTCTAATAAAGGAATAAACATCTTGTATTTTATTAAGAGTTGTGTTATATTCTATAATGCTATGTGTGGGAGCAAACTTTTTATATTTTTTTACTTCTGTTGCTAATACTGATACATTTTCATATGATGTTGAGTTTGTATTGTCTGGAGCAAAGAAATTAAATTCTTGCTTGCCATAACCTGCTCCTGTAATTTTCCAACCTGGATATAATGCTTCTACAGTAATTGAACTTGCAATTGCAATATTAATTGGAGTGCTCTTATACATTTCCAACGCAAAGTCATTTTCGCTTAATGTATGCTTTGTGTCATCATGTGTTTGTGTTCTAAAATCTAGTAGATGTTTGCTTGTAAATCCACGCAACTGTGTTGCTAACTTAGTATCTAGTTTAGTATACAAGTTATTTAAATTGTAATCAATGTTGTTACGTAATGTATAATTGTATATAGATTGTGAAATACCGCTACCTACATATTCTACTTCATCTGTTTTAAATGTAACTGTGGAAGTTGCAAGTTGTGTTGCGTTAAAGTTTGTATAAACTGCTGGCAGTGATGTTAAGTTTCTACCTCTGTTTGATAAACTTCCGCCTACTACATTACGATTAGATATTCCTGTTCTGTTGTCAAATGCCAATGTAACGTCTGCATCAATTGAACCATCTTCGCCTACTAACTTAATAAACGTGTCTACTCCAAATTGATCAATTGCTGTAATTTCAACATCTGTTACTACTCTGCCATATACTTTTCCAGGTGTTGCAATAGAAGATGATGTGAATATATTCAAGCTGTCCTTGTCTAAGTAATCTATTTGCTTTTTAGTAACATTTGAACTAGGTGAATAAAATACACCAGTTGCAGTTGTTGGGTTTAATTTAATAATTGCATCGATTAATGCAGCCTTACCGCTTGCACTTGCTCTCCATTCTGCTTCTAGTCCTGCATAGTCGCCAAATTCAAAACGCTTTGCTCTATCAATCTCTTGTGGAACACCTAACACATCTTCACGTGATTCTAATGTGCCGTCTGGTTTAACTGGACATTTGCCAGTTGGTGCATCTCTCCAGTCCCACATATTGTTTGCCCATTGCATATCTTGTATGCCAGTTGCTACTTGTCCATCTTGCAGTGCTTTAATTAATGCATCACGCTTTGCATCATCACCACCGTTAGCTGTATCTGTCCAGCTATATTTGTCATACCACCATGTTGGTTTAAACGCATAGCCTAGCATATGCCAAGGTGTTAAATGAGGTGTGCTTGTTCCAAATAAAACTTCGTATGCACCCTTCCAGTGACCAGGAACCTTGTTAGTTCCAAATCTACCACCTGGTGCAGTAGAACTAAAGTTCCATGTGTCAATGTCAGTTAGTTCATAATCAATTTTAATATCACTGCGTTTGTTCTTTACTTTCCATTGTGTAAATGACTTATACATCATATCATTAATTGTTTCTAATGTATACCATGTTTGTCTTGTTGTGTTTGGAATAAACTTAGAAGCAAATCCATATTGTAAACTTTTAACACATTCAGTATCTGCATTGATACGATCAGTGATAGTTAACCCTGTATGTGCTCTTCTTTCTAATTCTAATTGACATGCATTTACTACATCAAAGTCTGGACTATTCATATCTAATAAGTCTGCTACAGACTTTAGATTCCATTGAGTTCCATCATGTCCAAATAGTATATTATTTGTTGTATCCCATTCTGGGGTCATACCAGGTGCTAGTTTAAGTTTTGTTAAACTTGGTGGGACATATGAAGCGTTATCCATTCTATGATGATGGACTATAATTTTTGGATGTCCACCAGCAGGTGTAGGTAATGGAGAATAAACAAACTCAAGTAAATTTCCAGCTTGTCTATATTCAATATCTTTAGTTGCTAAACGAGTAACTACTCTATTAGCACCAGCATTCCATTCTGAAATATATACATAAACATGATCTTGTATATTATCATCACTGTGAATATTATCTTTTAAAGTTATTCTAGGTAGTCCAGGATAGCCTTTGAAAATAAATTCTTCTAGTCTATTTGTATTTGTATACACCATGTTAGATGTTTTAAATAATTCGCCGCCCTGTCTAGTAACTGTAATTGCTTTAATTGTATCATCAACTAACTTACTAATACTTGTGTATGTTTTACTTTCGTATAGTCTTGCTACTTGACTTCTAAATCTATTTCTAAAATTATCCCAATCTTCGCCTGCTGATCTTAATGCGTCAGTAATGTTTACATTTTCATTTGCATACAAGGCATCATGCACAAGACTTAAATCTTTGTATATAAATATCTTACCACCAAAGTAATGTGTTTTGTTTATTGCGTCATAATTATTAACACCAAATACGTCTCCAGTAAATCCAGGAGTAGAAGATATTATGCTTTGCCAATGATTTATTGTTTCACCCATTGTAAAAGTTTTTAGCACTTCGTTGTTTGGATTATGTTTTAATGTATTAGGAACTGATGAATTAGTAGTTCTATTTTTGTTATTGCTGTTTGCATATTTCAAGTCAACAATATCGCCTACCTTTAGTTTTTCTTTTGGTATAACAATCGTATTCGTATTAATTGTATAGTTGTCAGAACTTAAATATCTACCATTGACTTCTACAGTATGATAGATACTATCATACTTCTCAACTGGTATAAGTGTATAGTTGCCTTTATAAATTACATCAGTGTTTGTTATAATAATTTTGTTATTATATCCATCAAGCGATAAACTAATATCGTTTCCATTACGTGATATAATTACACCTGCTTGTGGAGTTATTTCAAGATCAATGCCATCTACAGTTTTAAATTTAATATTACCAGATTTAAATAAACCATTGAATACTGTTGTTTTGTTTTTATCTACATAAATGTTATTGTGGTCAACATTTGTTTTATCTAAATACACACCGTTGTATAATTCAGTCACTACACATTTATTATTGTGTGCATGTAACATAACATATCTATCTGCTTCCCATGAACTGCTTCCAACATTAATTGTAAAGTCTGATGTTACACTTTCTACATTGTGTGTTACTAATGTTTCTGCTCCAGCAATTTCTTCGCTTTGTTTATATAAGTCAGATAATTTATCTTCTACCTTAAATAGTTTTTGTCCTAGTATCTGTCTATGATAATTTGAATCTTTGTTAAATTGTGATGTAATACTTTGAAACTGTTTTTCAGTAAACAAATAGTTTTCAAATTCATATTCGCCAATACCATTAATATCTTTATAAGAAAGTGGAATACCTAGTTCTGTATCAACTATACTTGTTCCTATTTTATAGTTAAAGATTCTACTACCTTGAAACTTAGCACCTTGTAATTGCTCTATTGCTAAACCATCTATTGTGTAAAGTTTGAACAATGGCATTTGATTAATTGTTGTGCGTTGCTGTCCAAGGTTCCATTTTGTTCCATCAAAGAATACATCGCTGTTTGACCAAATCTTATCTTCAGTGTCTGGTAATGCTTCTCTAACATAAGCACAATGATTTTCTACTAAGCCAATATCTTCTGTTAACAATCCGTTTACACCTACGTGCCAAATTTTATCTTGCAATACTCCTTCAGTAAATATAATTCTACTTCCACTATATCCATTGTGTGGAGCCTGAACTTCTGTATTGTCTAAATCTAAATAATACGAGCCAGCAGTTTCTGTTACTGCGTAATTGCCCACTGGCTTTATTGCAAAATCAATAACACCTGTCCATTGATCGTCAACTAACCCAGCATCATAGTTTGCCCATGCCCAAAGGTTTAGTTTACCATTAAATTCAATAATAGGTCTTTTTGCGATAAACTTTGTATCAATTAATGCTTCAATATTAATGCCACCATATATAAGTGTATTAATCTTTTTAAGAACATCAATGTCTGTCCATTTGTTGTTTCTGCTCCATGCAGTTCTAAATGGACTATCTGTTTCCATAACTTGATAATCTTTATCAGTGAAAACTACTGTTGACTTATCATAGTTTACTGATTCAAATCCTACCAGTCTGTCTTTGTATTTTGCTAATACTGTTTCACTTGTGCCAGGAACAATAAATTGTTGAAACGATCCTAGTGGCACTGGTTTTGCATCAATAAGCAATGTAAATCCTATATCACCGGTTACGTTATCTATTGTTGTATACCATACTCTGTGATAGTCAAGATCGTCAGATAAAGTCCATCTATCTGAGAATGATATTAGTTCACCTTCTATAAATTGTTCTTTGTTTGATTCTTCTGATGGGAAAATAAATCCATCAAATATTGGTAATCTGTTAGCATCTGTATTATAAAATGCTTGCATATCAGTAGGTGTTGTTTTATTATGAGTGGTCCATAATACACTTTGTTCATTAGGATCAATGTCTATTATTTTACTTTTATCCCATAAGCCACCTACTGTCACTGTTGTTTTTGTTGTGTCTGGATAACGTGTGCTGTTATCAACCCAACTGTAAACTTCTACTAATTTTAAACCTCTACCTGTTCCAGTTACCAAGTATGTTCTTTTATGTGCATCTGTGTGCCAGCCATCACCAATAAACTTAATTAACATCTGGTCTGCTAGATCAAATGTATTATTGTTGTCTATGATTGTATATGCTAATTGATTAGCAGACATCTCTATTGGATTAACTACAGTTGTAAATCCTGCATTGTTATTGTTGTTTGTATAAATTACATCAGTTGTTCCGCTAGGTTGCCATGTTTTAACATTGTCATCCCATTGATAAGTTGTTGTGTTTACTCCATCATTGAGTGCAAAGTAATCACCATGCGATGGGTTTGCAGGATATGTTGAACCCGATGTTACTGATCCAACAGTTGCAGTATCAAGTGTTCTAATACTTTCGTATGTAGGCATTTGATCTACCCATGCATAATTTTGATAGTCTATAAACTTATGTATATTAATAGGTGGTCTATAACTGTATGACTTTGTTGCGTATGCTGTATTGTAATTGTATTCGCTAAAGTTTGTGTTGATTGCATTTGCAATATCATCTATTGTAATTGCATCTACTAATTTTTTATTATCATCAGTAACTACAATTGCTGGATCTAAATTACTATTGTCTAAGTAAACATCGTCTTTATATCTATTCTTGCCTGATTTATCTCCTATGTAACCTTCTACATTCTTTAGGTTACCTTTTGAGATCATTTGGTCTAGTGTGCTGTCAAGCCACTTTTTATTTACATCAGTGTTGAAAACTGATGGTAATAAGTTTGACGATTTTATACTTGGAGTATTATAACTTCCTGATTTTTTCTTAGACATTAAATCTTATCCTAATTTATTTTTGTAACAACGTTACTAACAATATCAATATCGTCGATACTTACGTCTGGTAAAAACATTTCATCTACGTTTGGTGTAATTTCAAATAGCTCACCGAACACACTTGATGCACCGTGTGGTATGATAGTAAAACTACTTATCGACATAGATAACTGCTTATGAACATATGCTGCTAATTCTGTAAAGTAAAATGTTTCACCAAACTCCCAATTGCTTACATCAAAAAATTCGTTAATTGCTTTAACAACGTTTGCTCTAATTTCGCTGTCAACTACATTACTTCCTTTTACTTTTACTACATTAAATGTTGCACGTAAAGATGAGTGAGCTGTTGGACCAAATAAAGTTTTATACTTTACTGGTTTATATAATATAGTATCACTGATTACTTTTTGTTTTTCTATTCCTGTAAAGCTATTAGACAATGCATTGCTTGATGGTGGAATTGGTTCTTCACCTTCATTTGTCATTAGCCAATTTCTATAGTTTGTGTCGTATGTTCTATCTAACACATACACATCAATTATATTTGTATAGCTTGGGTCTACAATTTCTCTATCTGCTGCAACATGGCGCCATTCAAATCTTAACTCATCACTGCCTGGCAGTTCAGTGCCATCAATAGTAACAGTATCATTGCCAACAATATCTGTAAACACTAATGGGTTGTCAGGTCTAGTATCAGAGTTATCATCTACTAATGATAAGAACACATGCGAAGAATCAATAACTCCATTTGAATCTTGATCAATACCGCTTATGTGCATTTTACCGCTTGTTGCTATTGCGCCGTTTACTACGCTAGTAAACTCAACTGTGTCTTTTGCTTTTTTCTTTGTAAGTGAATCTAGTCCAGTATTCATACTAACATTTGTAAATGCAACACTATTGCTTTCTAAAACGTATTGTGTTGTTCTTGTGTATATGTTATACCTTCCACCAGTAAAGTTAAAGTAAATAAGCCAATCAGTTTTATCATACTCTGTTGGAGCTGTAGCTGTATGCGATCCTGGATCGCTATCTAATTCCCAACTTTGATTTTCATAATCAAATGTAAGAGCAAATGTTCTTTTTGCTTCTAAGTATGTTGTAATAATATTTGATTCTTTTGTTTTAAACAAACGTGGTAATGCTGGTATAATAATATCAACAATCCAACCATCTGTAATATTTGTATCTAGTGTAATTGCTCCAAGTCCATTTGATCTTAATCCACTTGCTTGTCCAAGTTGTGATCCAGTTTTGTCTATGCCAAGTCCAAATGCAAAAATGTTTAATACTTTTGCCCATTTATAACTTCCATCTGTAGGATGAATAAACTTAACCATTGCACCTACTCTAAACTGATTCAAATAGTTTGATGCAGTTTTACCTGCTCGTTGCACAACTGAATCTTTTAGAAAATATCCAGTGTTGGCATTATATAAATTAGTGCCCGGAGCGTTCCAACTAAATGTATCAGAACCTAACTTGTTTGTTTTTAAAGTGTTAAAGGCGCCTGTAAATTTTGTATAATACAAGTTGATTAAATCAAAATCTGATAGCTGTGGTTTCACATACTTTTCAAATATATAATCTTTGTTTTGTCCAACAATTGTGGTTTTGCTTTTAACTACATTGGTTTCATATAAACGACCATCAGTGCCACTTAGTAATAAATTACTGTATTCACCAGTTGGATCTGTAAAGTCAACATACCTACTGTGTCCACTAAATGTTCTGTTAAGGCTTTTAACTTTCACTACACTTGATGTTTGGTATCCAAGTATTGTATTATAGTCATCTGCTGTAACTAATCTGTTTTGGCTTGCATATGCCAGTGGTGCATTTTGTTTAATGCTATCCAACGACTCGGCACTACTTGCACTAGTGATGCTTGTTTTTAGTTGTAACGTAAATGTTGCTGTATAAGTATTACCATCTATTCCTTTGTATTCAACTGTAATCTTTTTGTTTGATAAGTCATCTGGTCTTACAACATATGATTCGTTTTTACTTACACGATACCATACACGAATAATTCCTTTAGGTGCATTACCAAAAGTTTGATCTGCAAAGTTAACTGACACTTGATTATTTTTACGTGTCTTTACTGAATAGATATCTCTGTTAGATGCCATAACTCCATTGTATGATGTATTTGCATATGCATTTACATTCTTTACGTTAGTCCAGTCTTTAACTACACTACCATTTTTGTTAATTGTTTGCACCCACACATCAGTGTTATTGATGTTGTTTACATTGATATCAATAGTTTGATTATCAATTGCTTCTGAAATCTGAATATCTTGGAATGCTAGTGTTCCTTCTTTTATTCCAAAGAAGAAGCCTGTGTCTTTGTTTGATAATCCTAATCCACTATTCTTATAATACAAACCAAATGCATTTGTAGGACTAGGTGATTTTTCATAAACTACATTATCTTCTAAATCTACATTCACAATATTAAATGTAGATGAGCTGCCGTTTGCAATACCTGAAACGTCATACTTGATTTGGTTTGGTGTATTGTTTAGTTCGTAAAATTGTTGTGATATACTGTTTACTGATGTTTGTTTCTTTGGACTGCCATACTGATTACCAAATTGTAATACACTATTCATTACTGCAATAAAATCATCTAAATTATTTACATTGCTTGTTGATTCAAATCTAATGTCTTGTCCACCCAAACTTGTTCCTGCACTACCAATTACAGCCTCGTTTGTTTTTACGCTAACTACTTTCATCTCACCAAACGCTGGCACGTTGCGTCTTGGAGTATAGCCAATAAATTCTGCTAACTTATATACACTATCTTGTCTTTCAGCTGTGCTTAAGAAGTTGTTACGTGAGTTTAAGTCAACTCTAAATGCTAAGTTGTGTCCCATTTGTGCTACTACGTCAAGTAGTGCAACAAACTCTGAACTTTCAATCCAGTCGTTGTAGTTCTCTGGATATGTGCTTCTTACATACTCGACCATTGCCGTTCTGATAGTATCGTAATCAAATGCTTGTAAATTAGCATTGACATACGATTCGTATACTGCGACATAATCTTCAGCTGCAAAAAGTTTTGATTGTCTAATATTCTGTGCCATAATTAAAACTCTGCCTGTTCTGTGAAATCACTGTCAAATTTAATCTGCAAGTCTGTTGCAGTTGTAGTTGGTAGATATATTAATTTGACTGTTACTGTAACTGAATGAGTATCTTGATCAACAACAATATCTTGTGCATCTAATTTAAAACGTGGGTCATATGATACAATTTCATATACCTCATCATTAATTGCTTCTGTTGTGTCTGCATCCAGTGGTTGGAAAACATAGTTGAATAAATTGCTACCAAATGTTGGATCAGTCCATTTCTCGCCTTTGCGAATATGAAAGTGATTCAATAGATCTTGTTTTGCAAGCTCAAGACCGTCCAGTCTTAAACTTCCATTCTTTTGATTTACGGTTGTGTAGCCTACTATATTGTTCATACTAGTATTTATCGAAATCATTATCTGCTAATATAATGATTATAGAATTGTTACTGTTTCTGCAATGTGTAGTTTTTCTTCTGGCCAATCTAAATAATACTGCCAGGCAGCATCAGGAATATGCAAATTATGTAGCTTACTTGCGCCATTTATTTGATACCAGCTAGGCCTTACTGGTTCTTTTATTGGTTTGGGATATAGTTTGTCAGCTTTCTTTACATTACAAGGACCGCATGCTGTAACTGTATTTTCCCATGTTAGTTTGCCACCTTTTGATTTTGGAACAACATGATCTATTGTAAGTTCGTTGTAGTAAAATAAATTACCACAGTATTGGCAACAGTAATGATCACGCAGATATACATTCTTGCGTGTGTATTTTGCTTTGCTTGGATTTTTATGATATGTGTTCATCATAATAACACTGGGCAACGGTATGGCTGTAGTTGGCGTATGTAAAAATTTACCTTCGTAATTTTTAACTACTCGAACTTTACTACTCCACATTGCCTTAATGGCAGTCTGCCAACTTACAGTGCTCAGCGGGTGTAAACTTAAAGGTCTTGCATCTGCGTTTAAAAGTAATACACTAGCATGCATTGTTGAGTTCCTTTACCTATTAAGTTGCGATGATAATATCCGTTGTCGCGATTCTGCCATGTTTGGCAAGAACCTTTTTGTTTCAGCATAATAAACATATTCTGCTTGAGCTTTACTTCTGTCATCTAGCATTCTCGCTGGATATCTATTTGCTATTTCTTGTATGCCTTGTTTCTTAATTAGTGATCTATCTTTAGCCACTCCATAATCTGCAAGCATAATAACTTTTGATTCTAACTGTCTTTGAACACGATTAATGCCACTGTTAGACATTGCAGTCGCTACATATTGCCATTCTCTGTTCTTCACATAATCGTATAATTGAAATGTTCTTTGTTCTGATCCAACTCTAGTCCAATCTCCGGTAAAGTAATACATACTTACCATACCATCATATTGGCTTTGACTTAGCGAATCTAAAACAAAAACTTCTTTGAATCTTCTTTCAGCATCCTTAAAAGTTTTAATCCATTTGTCAAATGCACCAGCTTCGGTTAATCCTACACTATCTATTCCGTCTGTTAAATTATATCCAATTTTTGTAATATTGTCAACATCTTTATATGCATAACCTTTCCAGCCAATATTTCTTAGCATTAGATTAATCATTGCTGGACTAGTTTCTAGATTTCTAATTGGCACTAAAGTTTTTGCCAATGTAGTATCTGCAACTGGAAATAGATCAAACGGTAGTAAGTCTTCTTTTGTTATTGTGTTGGGTAAAGTAAATAATGCCATTAGCCTGAATTCTCCTTACCAGTCTTAAGTGTTTCTTGTATTGCTGATACACCTTTCCATGGATGATGCTCTGGAACTCTACTACCAACACTTTCTGTTACACTAGTGTTTGATGTTTGTGCTTGTATTGTAGTCTTGCTTGTCTCACCTGGCTCTGGTCCATTTATATCTACACGACCTGCTTTTAAGTAATAATTTGGTCCTGCTGTTATATTAATATTTCCATCAGCGTTATTATTAAGATCGATAGCACTATACACATCAATTGAGCCAACACTGCTTTCCAGCTTAACGCCTTCTGCTCCACTGCTCTTAATATTAACTCCTTGTTCTGCTTGCATATTAATAGATCCCTTTGCATGAACATTGTAATCTCCATCTGTTGCTATGCTAACTCCACCCATGCTATATACATCAACACGACCAGCATCGTCCATTTCTATCCATGCATTGCCTTTTTTATTGCTAATGAATATAAATCCATTCGTGTCATCTAATAAAACTTGGTTACCACCGCTGGTTCTAATTCTAATGTTATCACTAGTAGCTTCGTCGTCCATACTTATTGTATGTCCCATCTTTGAAGTAAGTCCAAAAACTTTACTTGGGCTTTCACGTCTAGCACTACTTTGACTATGTCCTCTTACGTAATCACCTGATAAGCCTGATTCAACTAATTGAGCTGTTTGTTTGACTTTGGCTGCTTTTGTTACTGGATCATTTTTGTCAGTTGCATTTTTCTCTGTAGTTTGAGATAATATTTTATTACCATTTCCATCATACGCTTCACTGCTTGCATTACCGCCCAGGGTAGCATTTCTGTCCTTTGGTGGCAAAAAGCCTAACATAAATCCTTGTTCCATTGATCCTGTGAATCCAACTAGAATGTTTGATCCTATAGCAGGTGGCTGTGGCCACATACCGTATGTAGTTGGCGACCCGCTTTCAATTTCAACATTGTCTGTTGAATCTTTAATTTCTGTGTTACCACCAAATGGTGTAGTTAGTAAGATAATACGTTCTGTATCTCCACCAAACTCGGGTATCTTAACTGTTACTCTGCCGTTGTGTTGTGCATCGCTGTCGTTTACTACTTCAGCTACGTATATGCCATTTAAAATATTACTATTGAATCCCTGGCTCGCATTGGCTCGTTTAGCGATGTTAACACCGTCTGTTCTAAATCCTGATCCTGATGATACGTTTGCCATTTAGTCTACCCTTAGTTCTAATAATCTATTTAATAGCAGGAATGTGCTGCTGTTTGCATCTCGCAATGTTTTAACTTGTTGTGTAAAACTTCCTTGTTGGAATCTACTCTGAACTTCTGTAATTTTATATACACCAGTAGTTACCATATCAACTGGACCTTTTCTTTGTCTAAGAATCAAGTCTTCGGTGTTAGGTTGAAAGTTTATAAAGACCATATATATTGCCTGTGGAGTAGGACTATCGCCCATACTAAAAATGTCAGTGCCATCTCTTCCTAAAAACATTGGATCGCCTCTAACTTCTAAATCTAAAGTTTGTGTATCTCTAGTTCTAGCCGCATGGTTAACTAATGCCGCATTAGCTGTTTGATCCATTGATGTTGTTTCGTTTACTTGTTGTCCATGTGGACCAACTGGCATTACTTTAAAAACAGGACTTTGCTCAATGTTAAATTTTGTAATCGGTAAGTCACTTAAGAATCTTTGATTAACTACGTTTGCTGCTTCCTCGGCATGTGGGTTAGCGTCTAAGGTTGGCCTATCATCTTGTGTTTGTCTCTCCACTATGTTTGCTTCAAACATAGAATGGTTATCTGCATAATATACTGCCGCCGCTGGTGACAATCCGTTATAAAAATATTGATTGAGATTTAAATTAATATCTGTTACTTCTGTATTTTCGCCAGTGTATTGGTATGTATATTTTTTTACTAAATTAGGCACAATAATAGTATTAAATCTTTCTCGTTGAACTGATGCAGAGTTTCTTAAATTTTCAATACTAGGTCCGTCACTTGGCACTGTATCGCCATGCATAACCAAGCCTAATGTTAATGTAATTTTTTTACGTTGTGTATGGAACGTGGTATCTTCTTGTTTTGTTAACTCTACTGCGGAAGATACTACTATTTCGTATGTAATTCCATCTTTTTGTGCTCTTGCATTATGATCTGCGTAACTTGGAACGTTAGAAGAAATAAGCTCACGTATCCTTGCACATAATTGTGTGTTGTTGTTTATTGTTACTTCTCTTATACCTAATTCTTCAAGTGACTCACTTTGAGCACCAGATGTTGAAGTATCAGAAGTTCCTGCCCAAGGTGCATCTGCTAGATTAAAACTTGGTAATGCAAAAAAATCTTGTGCTTGTGTTGTTAATGTGCTGCCTAGAACAATTTTATACTCATGTTCAACTTGAACCATTTGTCCTGCAGGACCTCCAACAGATGACTCTGGTCTTGTAGCAACTTCATTTTCGTTTAATGCTATCTCTAAATTTTCAGCAAATGTTCTTACTGTCTTTACATTTTTAATTGTTATATCTGTTTCAGTGACTGTATGTATTTTAGCCTCTGCTTCCATATTATTAAATTCCATGTAATACTTTGCACCAGCTTCGCCTACGGTTCCTGTAATGTCTTTCAATTTCAGGGCATATACAAATGTTCCTGGTCTAAACACACTTGCACCTGTGCCTGGGTCTCTTCCCATAAAATCTAGTAACAATACAAATTGCATGTTAGTAAAGTTTGAGGCATTGCCTAACATTTTGCCGGCAGTTAATGCTCTATCAAAAAATGCAAACCCAAGTGGCTCTAATAGATCAAGTGTAATTAAGGTAGCCTTAGAATATCCATTTGACATTCCTTGTTGCTTTGTTGAAATAGTTACATTCTGAACTGCATAGTTACCTTCTACTCCATCTTCAGCAACAATGATTCCTTTGCCTTGAGCTAGTGTTTGTTCTCTGTTAAAATTTCCTTTGGTCGCAGCATTCCAAGAGTCTTCATCTACAATCATGAATGTAAATTTATAAGACCCAGATGAGACTGTATTGAGCCAATTGTCTTTTAACATTATGTAAACCTTAATGGAACTTGTATAGTTAATCCTGCTTCAAAATCAGTAATAGGATCATTTAATGTATCTTGATTTATCATTGCAAACACCCACCATAGTTTGGCATTGCCATATAATTTATATGCTAGTGTGTCGGGTCTTAAATGATACTGATTTTCTATTTTATATGGTTGTGTGTTAAGTGCTGACACTTCATCAATTGTTGGTTCCCATATATCTAAATATTTATTATTTTCTAAATCAGTTGATCTGTATAAACTATCTCTTCGGTATTCTGTTGCCATTACATGAATCCTCCTGAGTTGCCACCACCTAGTAATCCGCCACGTGCATAATCTTGAATATTGAAATCTTTCCTAACAGTCCTTGGTGACATTTGTATTGATAAGTCGACAGATAATAATAGCATAGTTGGAATAGTTCCTGATTCTGTGTCGACGTAGTTAACATCTTCTGGCAATGTATAATTTAAAGCTCTAACAATAACTGGTGTTGACTTTGCATGTAATGTAGATCCTGCATATGCCCATAAACTTAATATAGGAGGCGGTGTGCCTGCTGTAGTAGGATTGCCCTCACCAAAATCAGATTTGGTGCATGCTTTTAAAAATTGTATTGCAGCCGCTGTATGTTTTGCTTCTCTTATATCATTTGCTGTAAAATTGGCAGTAATATTTATAGTAGGATTTTGTGTTGATACATAATATTGCGGCTGGTATATTGTGTGCGTAATATCATATGTTCCATAATTAGCTTGGTGTCCTACTTGTAATGTAGGAGTATATGGAAATATCAATCCGTTATCAGCTTTTAATGGTTCTAATACGCCATCTAAGGTAAATGGATTGTTTGGTTTTATTTTTAATGCTACTACATTGTTTGGATTTGTTTTAAAATTGTTATCCGAACTTGGTATGCCTGATATTAAACTCATGTCAATCTCTCCTCAATGAACTTAAATATTTTCTCATCAAACTTTCCAAAGAACTTTGTGAATTCTTTTTGTTTTGCTTCTGGTGTGGCATTACTTGCCATTGCTGCACGGAAATCACTTGCACTCATTCCACCTTGCATTAGTGGTGCTTCATAATAATATATCATTTCGCTTTGAGGCTTTACATCTTTTAGGTTGTCTGGCAGTTTTTGAACATTTGCTGATCCACCCAAGCGTCCTGCATCTTTGGCACCAAACACCAACACAATACCTGTTGTGTTGTTGTCTCTGCCCACTGTAGATGGTTCACTTCTGTATGGATTGCTGTTCACAATCTTATCTGCTGGTATGCCAAACATTGTAGACATGATACTTTTCTTTTCATCAAATGTAAATGGATCATCACTGTAGTTGCCTGCAGCGTGTGCCTTTGTAGCTTTTTGACTAAATGTTGTAGCGATAAATACGTTATCCGCACCAAACTTACCTACTAGATGTTGATATACATCTCGGTGTCCTTGGTGCATAGGTTGGAAACGACCACCGTAAAATACTGCAATGCTACCTATATCTTCTCTAATTTGTATAATTTCGTTAATAATCATATCTATTCTCCATTAGTATTTATGACTTACAAAAACCGGTTGACTTTTACACGCATTCAGTTATAATAGTATTCAACAGAGGAATAAATTATGGCAAGAGCACCAAGACAATTTTACTTAACAAACAAAGAGTTGTTAAAAGAGATACATAAATCTAAGATGTCCTATTGTTATGTGAATGACGATCAGTATGCAGATTATGATTTGATCGTTGAAACATTTGAAGATATTACACCTGATGCAGTAGCTGAAGCAAAACAATCACGTGCAACACGTTTACAAAAACAAGCACACGAAGCCGAAGTAAAACGTTGGGAAAAAGGATTAACAGGTAAGAAGACTAAACCGCGTGTTGCAGATTTCTTAGTTGAAGTAGATACAATACTAGATACAGATATTGTTATCCGGGTAATGACATTTGATCACGTTCCATTAGAGAATCGTAAAAACAAACCCAAAACAGAGGCAGACTTGCATAGTAAATGTAACTTCCCTCCATTCAAGCATTATGCTTATGTAAACGACGAACTGAAAGAAGTTGCACGTAGTCATTGGGAAGGTGGATTAGATAATGGTTATTTTAACACTACACATGGCGGAACAACAAACCAACTAGGCGGAATGTATATTAAGTTATGCGAACGTTACAGTATGCGAGGCAACTGGCGTGGATACACATATGTAGATGAGATGCGTGGACAAGCATTAGTTCAACTTAGTCAAATTGGATTACAGTTTAACGAGTTTAAATCACAGAATCCATTTGCATATTATACAGCCGCTATCAACAACAGCTTTACAAGAGTTCTCAACCTAGAAAAACGTAGTCAAAATATCAGAGACGATTTACTAGAAGAAGCTGGTCTCAATCCAAGTCACACTAGAACATTCAATGCTGAATGGGAAGGTAAAGAGAAAAAAGAGATTGAGAAGATTAGGCAAATGAACGCAGACAACGCCGCAAGTAAAAAATAACAGAGGTAACACTAAGTATGCTATTTGATAAAGCAGTAATATTCACTGACATTCATTTAGGTAATAAAAACAATTCACGTTTACATAATCAAGACTGTGAAGATTTTATTATATGGATGATTGATGAAGCACATAAAAGAGGAATTAAAAAATGTTTCTTCTTAGGAGATTGGCATCATCATAGAGCAACAATTAATGTAAGCACATTAAATTATACAGTAAGTAATCTACGCAGGCTCAATGATAACTTTGATGAAGTTATTATGATTATGGGCAACCACGATTTATACTACAGAGAAAAACGTGAGATTAATAGTATACCAATGGCTACAGAATATCCTAACATACGTATTGTAAATGATACTATGTTAGTTGAAGATGATGTTGCTTTTATACCTTGGCTTGTTGATGACGAGTGGAAGAAAGTAAAAGAAGTAAAATGCAAATTTATGTTTGGACATTTTGAACTTCCACAGTTTTATATGAACGCACTTGTTCAAATGCCAGACCATGGTGGACTCAAAGCAGAAGACCTAAGAGGTCCTGAAAAAGTTTTTAGTGGACACTTTCACAAGCGACAAGAACGTGGTAATGTAATTTATCCAGGCAACTGTTTCCCACACAACTTTAGTGATGCATGGGATGATGACAGAGGCTGTATGTTCTTAGACTGGTCAGGTAAGATAGATTATCTGCCTTGGCCCGATGCACCAAAGTATCGCACACTGCCATTAAGTAAACTTATTGATAATCCAGAAAAATATCTAGCAGACAAAACATATGCTCGTGTGGCGCTTGATGTTGGTATTACATATGAAGAAGCAAACTTTATTAAAGAAACATTTGCTAAACAATATGACTTACGTGAAATTAGTTTGATACCAAGCAAGAAAGAAGAACACACAAATGATTGGCAACAAGGTGTTGACATAGAAGTAGAGAACGTAGATACAATTGTGTTATCACAATTAGAATCTGTGCAAAGTGAAACTATCAAGAAACAAATGTTGATTGACATTTATCAAGGATTGAGTAATTAATATAATATGCTAAGAATTAAAAATATCACCGTAAGAAATTTTATGAGTGTTGGCAATGTCACACAGGCTGTCCACTTTGATAATGCAGGACTAACACTTGTGTTGGGTAACAACATGGACTTAGGTGGCGATGGGTCACGTAACGGAACAGGCAAGACAACAATCATTAATGCATTAAGTTATGCATTGTATGGCAATGCATTATATAATATTAAGAAAGATAATTTAGTTAACAAAACAAACAACAAGGGTATGTTAGTTACAGTTGACTTTGAAATGAACGGAACTGACTATCGTGTTGAACGTGGACGTAAACCTAATATTTTTAAGTTTCTTGTTAACGGAGCAGGCAGTGATGGTGAAATTACAGATGAGATGCAAGGCGAAGGACGTGAAAGTCAACGTGTAATCGAACGTGTAATTGGAATGAGTCATACCATGTTCAAACACATCTGTGCATTGAATACATACACAGAACCATTCTTAAGTATGAGAGCTACTGATCAACGTGACATGATTGAACAGTTGTTGGGTATTACTAAACTTAGCGAAAAGGCAGAAATACTAAAAGAACTTACAAAGATTAGTAAAGACAAAATAACAGAAGAAACATATCGTATTCGTGGCACAGAAGAAGCAAACGAACGCATTGGTAAAAGTATATCAGACTTGGAACGCAGGCAAACAGTATGGGAGTCAAAGCGTGATAAAGACATACAAGACTTAGAAACAGAGCTGTTAAACTTGCAACATATTGACATTGATGTTGAACTAAAAGCACATACAGACTATGAAGAATTTACTAATAAGAAGCAACAAATAGATACGTTAACTGCCGAAATAGCAAGACTAACCAGCACTAACGACAGAGAACAAAAACGCTTAAACAAAGCACAAAAGGACCTTAATGATACGCTAGAACATAAATGTTATGCGTGTGGACAAGAACTACATGATGAAAAACACGAAGAACTTGTAGCACAAAAAACAGAAGCAGTAACAGAAAGTCAAGAACATATAGACGACTATAACACTAAGATAAATGAATATAATAATGCACTAAATGAACTAGGAACACTTGACAAAGCACCTACAATGCATTACAATAGTGTTAAAGAAGCGTATGAACACCAAGGTAAACTTGGATCAGTTGAAACAGAGTTAGTTCGCATCAAAGATGAACAAAATCCGTATGATGAACAAATAACCGCATTAAAAGACACTGGTTTGCAGGAAGTTGACTGGTCGGAGGTAAATAGACTTACAGAACTAAAGGAGCATCAAGACTTTTTATTGAAGCTACTTACAAATAAGGACAGCTTTGTTCGTAAGAAAATTATTGAACAAAACTTACAATTCTTAAATACTCGCTTAGAGTATTATATTACACGTTTAGGCTTACCACATGAAGTGCAATTCCAAAGCGACCTGACTGTAACAATTACACAGTTAGGACAAGACTTAGATTTTGACAACTTATCACGTGGTGAACGTAATCGACTTATACTTGGACTCAGTTGGAGCTTCCGTGATGTATTCGAAAGTATGAATCATCCTATTAACTTAATTTGTATTGACGAATTAGTTGACAGCGGAATGGATACAATTGGTGTTGAAAGTGCATTAGGTGTATTAAAGAAGATGGAACGAGAAAGACATAAAAACATTTTACTTATTAGTCATAGAGATGAACTAGTGGGTAGAGTTGATAATGTTTTACAAGTTACTAAAGAAAACGGTTTCACTACTTTTAACGTAGAGTTAGAAGTTATTGATGCGTGATCACTTACATGATATAAGTGATGAATGGCAAAATGATTTTTGGCCATCAATAAAAATTGATGAAAATTTAATTGGGCATGACATTTTGCAAAAACTATTAAAAGAAACAGACATTGGCAAGCAAGAGCAAAACTAAAGGCAAAGGATTCGAACGAGAAGTTTGTAACATTCTTTCTAAGTTATACGACGACAACTTTGAACGTGTTCCACACAGTGGTGCGTTTGTTGGCGGCTTGAATGCCATACGTAAGAGCACACTTACGGAAAATCAAATCAAGGCATTTAAAGGGGACATCATTCCACCCGATCACTGGAACTATTTCAACTGCGAGTGTAAGAACTATGCAGATTTCCCTTTTCATCATTTACTACAAGAAAAACCAATACCACTACTAGAACAATGGCTCGAACAAACATTAGACGCACATGATGAAAACGACTTAGACATACTGTTTATGAAGTTTAATCGCAAAGGCATTTACTTGGCATTTCCTTCGAACTTGGATAGATTCCTATTCACTGCCCGAAGGGTTACTTATGGCTCACAGCAATACGGCTCCTGGACAATTACATTCTGGGAAGATTTTGCAAACAACAAAGACAACCTAGAAACACTAGAAAAATTTGCTATCAATGGCGCTAACATAGACCCAAGATAACTAACACAATACTAACACATTTCTAACACAGGCTCACATGGCTTCGTTTGGTCGAGGTAGCTCGACTCACCTTGAAGATACACAAGTGTCTGGAACTGGTGCGCCTTAGTCAATGCATGGTTTGACAAACCGAAATGAGTAAGCTCTCCTGACAATTGGAACTTACGGATAGCTCGAAAGTCGTCGTTATGGCTTAGAGTGTTTCTGCGTTAATAAGCAGTATGTAAAGTGGTATCGCATAACCGCCACTACCTTGTGCTAAAAAGGTTTTACTATAACGAGTGGGTATTCTTGACGGGAAATGAGTTCTATCAATTTTATTTTGCACTTGGCTGTAACAAGCTAAGTGTGAATAAAAAATCTAGGAAATAAGCTAATATAAATAACATAGTAGTTAATAAGTTCTTATCGTTAAATAGATATTAATATAGAGTTAAAAACATACATTGAGTATTGCGTTAGCAATACGATAATGATGATGTCGTTAGACATCGATATAAGAAACATCAAAATGGATAAATGAATAGCTATGAGTAAATTTGAACAATTCAAAAAAGACTTTACTGACTGGATGATTACCAAGTTAGAAGTAAACAAAGATGACGGGTATCCTACTTGTCCTTATGCAAAAACTGCCAGAGTTCAAGATAAACTACAGTTCATAGATTGCAGTGATTCTAATCCTGATGCTATGCTTGAGTTTGATCCTAGAGTAAAAATGGTAGGTGTGTGTTATTTTGGAGATGATGTTGATTTAGATACAATCAACTTAGATCAAATGAAAGAACTTAATCCTGATCTAATGTATTTACAAAGCACTAAAACATCTGGTCACTTTGTTCAAAATATATCTAACGTAATTCTAATTCAGATACGTTCTGAATTACTTAGGCGCCGTGCTAGTTTACACAAATCATCTTATTATGACAGTTGGCCTGCAGAGTATTATAAAGAAATAATGCTGGATCAATAACTAGCGTCTACCGCCTTTGGCCTGAGCCGCTTTCAACTGTTGATTCTGATCTTCTGTATGTGTATTGTATCTCTCAACAAACATTGATAAGGCGTCAACAGGCATTTCCATAATATCTTTATATGTTAGCAAGCCTCCCGATCTGATCATTAAATCTATATAGCTGGCTTCTTGTGCCTTTAGTTGATTGTTATAACTTTCAACAAGTTTAACAATTTCTTCGGGTTGTCGAGATGCTATCAACCCGCGAAAAAATTTGCAATATCCAAATCTATGTTGGTATCCCATTCGTTCTCACACTCAACACATTGAGCTTTGAATTTAGTATCAACATTGTTTTCACTAAGATCTTCTACACATATTCGTATTTTATCATAGTCGTCTTTGGTAATGCTTTTCAACCATTCAAGTATCATAAGTGCATCTTCAACAGTCTCGCCTTCTGTTGGCTGAACTTGTGTGATTGCATTTGCAATAAGACTAACAGTTAAATCTGCAATTTCTAAAAATGTTTCACCAAATCTAGTTTGGCGTTCTTCTTCTGATAGATTTGCATCACTGAGTCCTTGAATCAACTTTTGTTGTTTAAGTCTTTGTATTTGTAATTTTGTTCTATCACGTAAATTATAAGGTTTACATGTTATAACAAACTGGTTGTCAAGTGTAACCTTATCAGTTGCAGTGTTTTCTTTGACTGTGCTTAACAAAGCCTCAGTGCTTACGGTCAACTGGTTCATGTGTTCACATTTTGGACATTTTACATCTACATCTATTGCATCGCCGTATGTAGCCATACGTATTGCAATTAAGATAACAACAAGATCGTTTACTGGCAATTCATGTGGATCGCCAATATCTGGTGCACAACTTCTAATCAAGCTAAATGTAGCCTCACCATTGAATAATGCATCAGGTGTTTTGGAAACCAACTCATCTCTAGCAGTCATGCTATAAATGGCCAGTTCTCCGTCAACACTAAGCGTAGGCTTAGTATTGTAATACTTCCCACCGCTAGGAAGTGCAATATACATCACAGGCTTTCTATATGCCTGGATAAGTGGATTTGTCATAATTAATCTCCATAAATACTGTAGCAGTATAAATGTATTTATCTAATTAAAATACCAGTTAATTGTAGGAAAAGTATGAACCAAGACGTTATTCAGATGCTAATGAACCAGGTTTACTCGCAATACCCGTGGGCAGGCGAGGAATCTGCACAAGAATTAGCCAAGTTATCTAGATCAAGTAGTATAAAAACTACTGCATTAGCTGTGGCCATTGCTAGACTAAACGACCAATCGGATGCTGACCAATTGATTGAGAATATAAAAGACGTAGAAAAATCTTTAAATGACGGATTATCAGACGGTAGACGAAGACTCAAAACTGCAGATCAACACACCAGAGCCATGGGTAGAGCAACAATGAAACCAATGCAAACTGGATTAGAGTCTATGATAGAACTTGCAGGCGCAGGTGCAAAAGCAATGGATGCCGCTGCTGAAGGAGTAGCAGGCATGGGTGGTAAAGTAGGCAAAGTTGCAAAAGGTTTCAGTTGGGCAACAGGTGGAGCAGTAGCACTTACAGGTGTTGGTGCCGTGGTTGCTAAAGTAATAGCTCAACAAGAAAAAGAATTAAGAGCAATGATTGATATGGGTCTAGTATTAGGCAACACTGCTGATTATACACACATGCGTAAAAATGCAGTTGATACTGGTATGTCTTTACAGGATTATGCAGGCATGGTGCAAAACCATGCAGAAGTTATAGTAGGACTAGGCAGCACTATGGTAGAAGGCCAAGGCTTGATGCATAATTTTTTAACTGATAAAGAAAGAATTAAACATGTTAAAAACTTTGGTTATAGTCCAAAAATATTATCGGCGTTATTAACAGAAGAAACAGAACAGTTATATAAACTTAATCAAGTAAATGAATTAAACTCAACTGGACAAAATAGAGTAATTGAAAGTTTCCAAATGGCAAACAACATGGGTATATATCTAGCAGATACATTAGGTGTGCAACGTAGTGCAATGATGGAAGCAAGAAAAATGGCTAGAGAAAATGACGACTTTGTATTAGCAATGAATCAAAATACAACATTCCTAGATCAAAAGTATGGCAAAGGAACTGCTAGACGAAATCAAGAAACAGCAGACTTTCTCGCAATGATGGGTAGTGCAACACTAGGTGATGAAATAACAGCACAACTTATGGATGTGTTTATAGGAACTACATCAGATATTCAAATGGACGATTCAGCAGTTAACAATATGATGAACGATCAATTAACAGAAACTTTACAAATGCTAGGACCTGGAACGTTTGGAGCCTTTACAAAATTTATTGAAGATGGAGTTACTGGAGAATTATCAAGTCCTGCTGAACGAACAGTTAGATTCCAAGAGCTAATAAGATTAATTAAAAATTCACCTACTTTGATTGGTGTAGATCCAAATCATCAAGAAGTCAATAAGTTGATAGCATCAATGCAGATTTTACCAGAAGCATTTCTTAGTGGAACAGAAGCAGAAATTGAAGCAAAAATAGCCTCCGCCCAAGAAGGCATAGACGGTGCTGATGATTCAATTGAAATTGTTGGTGGAATGAGTAAAGCATTTCTAAAAGCTCAACATGCCTTTACACCTGGATTTGAAACAATGGGAACAGTGATGGGAGTATTAGAAAGTTCAATAGGAACATTTGCTGACTTCTGGAGAGATATGTTTGGATTAGACAGAACAGCAGAAGCAAGTATGGAATTAGCTTTACAAGAAGATCAAATTGCAGCTAAAGGTGAAAATCAAGTCTTTAGCAGTATGGGAATGTCAGTAAGTGGCAATGGAACACGTCCAATTGATGTAACTACAATTGTAGGATATAATGAAGAAAGCCAAAATGCAGCATATCGAGAAATGAGAACTAATGCAATGGAACAAATGGGAACATTAATGGCAACATTCCAAGAAGACCAAACAAAACAAATAGATCTAATGTTTGATATTCAGCGAGTAGGGTTAAAAGATTTTATTGATGATGTTGAAAAATTTACGTCAGCAATAGAAACAGCAAAGACACGTGGAGAAGATTACGGACCACTAGAATTACAATTATTGGACGCACAAAGAAAACTAGATGAAGCAAATGCAATTGCAGGTCCTATGCAAGAAGAAATGGCTTTATTAAGAGAAAGAATGTCAAACACACAAGACTATATGCTGAGATTAAGATCAGTTGTAGGCAATTCTGCAAGACCGCGTCTGCGTAATAACATGAGTGAGTTTGAACATGGTTCATCATTACAAGGTATAGTTTTAGCACAATTAGAAGAACAGGGTATTACAGATAAACGAGCTCAGGCTAACATATTGGGAATGATACAAGGTGAATCAGCTTTCCAACTGGTATCCGAGCAATCATATGCTAACACTTCAAATGACAGAATTAGAGCAAAGATGGGTAGACGTGTTTCTGGATTAAATGAAGATCAACTTACTCAGTTAAAAAAGGATCCAAAAGCATTTTTTGATTATGTGTATTCAGATATTGGTGGATACCAATACAGAGGCAGAGGCTTTATACAATTAACAGGTGTAGAAAATTATAAACTTGTTGGAGAAATGATTGGTCACGATTTAGTAGGTAATCCAGACTTAATGTTGAATCCTGAAATTGCTGCGGCAGCAAGTGCGGCCTATTTTAATTTACCTTGGTGGCAACAATATAAAAGTAATTTAGGAAACATGGACACAGTGTATAGAGTTGTATTTGGAGCAACTGCATCTAGTTCGGGTCGTTTAGGTGATTTAGCAACACGAACAGGTTATGCAAATCAATTTATGACAGCAATGAACACAGGTGAATTAACAGCAGCAAATCAAGTAACTCCAGAAATACGAACAATACAAAACGAAATTAAACAAATAACAGATATAACAGATAACGATGTTCCATTGACACAAACCCAAGAAGGTTTGTTAGCAGAGCTTGAACGCCGGTTAGCAGAAGAAATGATAAAATTACAATTAGAAATGAATGGAGACCCAGCAAATGGCAGATAAAATGAATACCATAAACACACCCAGTGGTGCAGTAGATATTCCAGCTTGGGCAAGTGAAGAAACATTAAATCGAGTTGTTGCTTATATGTCTGCACAAAATAAAACAGACAGAGATCTAAATAAAATGATGAGCAAAGTAGGTGGCAACATCAACGAGCTTCAAAAAGAACTAGCTGGATTATTAAAAGCAACAGTTGTAGACAATGAACAAGATCAAAAGCAAGAAGAAGCAAGTGAAAGATTTAGTGAACAGTTAGTCAAAAATACTCAAGGCTTGATGAAAACTGCAAGATTCTTTGGAAATTCCGAAAAGCCATTAAGTGCTATTACTGATGGTGCTTCAAAACTAGCCGCTGGTTCAAAAGATGGATCAGGTAGTTTAAAAATGTTTAGCGGGTTTATGAAGTCAGGTAGTTTATGGCAAAATGCTTTAGGAACAGCAGGCAATATTGCAGCTGATGCCTTATTAGCATACGCAGGTTGGAATGCAGGTAAAATAGAACAATTTGCTGAAGCACAAACAAAAATAATTGATGCAGGTGTAGTGTTTAACGGCGGCGCAGCAGCATTTGATGAATTAAGAAAGAATACATTATCAACTGGTGTTACATATACTGCATTGATAGATAATATTCATCAGTTTGGTGATGGTATGCTAGGACTTGGAGGCACTATGTCAGCTGGTGTAACTAACTTCTCAAAATTCTATTCAGCATTAGATGAACAAGTAGAAAACTTTGGCGATTTAGGATTGTCAAGCAAAGATATGATGACACAGTATGGTGAGTTCTTAGTTTATGCACGTAGAACAGGAATGGTAAATTCAAATTTAAACAACAGTGCATCTAAAGTTAATTCATCATTTATTGATCTACAAATTGAAGCAGGTGCAGTAGCTAGTTTAACATCATTAACAAAGCAAGAAGCAATGCGTAGAACGTTACAGTCATTTGATGAATTTGGTGAAGCGGCATTAATAAGTTTAGAACAACAAGGACTAACTGGAGCAGCAGACACTACTAGAGCTATAATTAGTAACTTAGGAAAAATGGCACCCGGTGATGAACACATGAAATTAATATTAGATGCAGTTCAGCAGGAAGCATTTGAAAAATCAACAAACATGGCAGCATTTGATATTAGTGGCAGATTACAACAAGCACTAGCAGGCTCAGAAAATTCTATTGACAATGTATACAGTGGCTTTATTGACAATATTGAAAATATGATGAGAGCAGGCGACATGTCAGCAAATGATGTAAGCGAGTATATATTCGGCGCTATTAAAAATGCTGACTTAGACAAGTATGCAACATTTAGTGCAGCCGCTGATACTGTAGCAGGACAAACTCAACAAATACAAGCAAATGCAGTAAAAAATATACTTATATTTGGTAACCTAGCAGACCCAGGTGCATTAGACACTGCAAAAACAAAACTAAAAACAAATCTAAAAGAAGCAGGTAAAGTTACACTAGAAATGAATCAAATGACTAGACGTTTCCTAGAAGTGCAAGAAACCTTTACAATGGACATGGAAACTGTAGCAGGTATGTTTAATGGTGTGTATGAATTATTTGGACAAGCTTCTAACAAACTAACATCATTAGCGGCATTAAAAGAACAAGAAACAAACGACTTTGGTGGAATAGGTGCAGATATAAATGATGCCACAATTGCAGTAACAGGTGGTGTAGGAACAACTCCACAATATCAAAATCAAGCAGATGCAGTATCTCCAGATGACAGCGAAGAAACAGCCGCAGCAAAAATTGCCAATCAAGAAGTTGCATTACTTACAGCAGAAGATTTAGCAGGGTTTACTCAGTTATTCAATCCAGACAATACTTTACAAAAATTAAACTCTTTGGCTCCACAAGCACGTATGCGTATGCTAGGAGTAATAAAAGACTTTGATGAAAAATATGCAGGCACTGAAACAAAAATGTCAGTTACTAGTGGCATGGAATATAAAACAGATGCACAAGCACCAGACACTTGGGAGACAACAGGTAACACTGCAAACGTATTATTAATGCAAGGTGATTCAATTATTGTTAACGATGATAGTAATATGTATAGCGAAGGATTAGGATCAATATTAGCAGCCAATAATATGTCTAATGAAACTGGACAAGGTGTAGGTGTAGCAACAGTTAGCGAATCAGTTGATACTAGTTTTTCTCAATTTAGTGAAGGACCAACTGGCGGAATAGTCACAGCACAGCCTAAAATAGAAGAACCCGAACGTAGAAAACATGGTGGACCAGTTGATTCAGGTAAGCCTTATATTGTTGGTGACCAAATGGGATTAGATACTGCAGAACTATTTGTTCCAAATTCTAGTGGAACAATTCTCAGTAATACAGAAATATTAGAAGCATTAATGCCTGAAATGGCAAGAGCATCAAGTATGACAGAAGTCAAAGGCTATGGTAATCCAGAAATTAAAACAAGAATACTGGAAGCATTGAAAAATAACTTGACAAATCCAGAGATATCGCGTAAAATAAACAATAGTGAAGAAATAACAGAAATCATTAATAGTAAAAGACATACTATTGAGGCATTAGTTGCACTCAGAACGATAGTTAAAAGACTCAATAACCAATACAATTTGAATATTGATATCGATATGATGAACTCTAGATAAATACACTTATAATAAAGGTAACCTACACATGAGCTGGAAAAAACATTTTACAAAATACGATCCTGGTAATACCGGATCATTTGGACAAAAAACGAACAGATGGGCCAGTTGGCTTCCGGAAGTATATTCAGGCCAACCAAATCGTGTTGAACGTTACACTCAATATGATATTATGGACCAAGATAGTGAGATAAACTCTGCATTAGATACTATTGCTGAATTTTCTACACAATCAGATCCAGACACAAAGTTACCATTTAAAATTCATTATAAAGAAGAAGCAACAGAATCAGAAGTAAATGCATTAGAAACAGCACTTAAACAGTGGATTAATATAAACGACTTTGACAGACGAGTGCATGGATTATTTAGAGCAACAATCAAATACGGTGATCAATTTTTTATTAGAGATCCAGAAACATATAAATTGTTTTGGGTTAACGTGCAAGATGTTTCTAAAGTTATTATTAACGAAAGCTCAGGTAAAGATATTGAACAATATCTAATTAAAAACATCAGTCTAAACTTACACGATATGGTTGTAGTAGATACAAAACAAACATCTGATGTTTCGCAAAGCTCTACAGTATTAACAAGCAACAAATCAAACGCAGGCGTTATACAAACAGGTGCACCAGGTGGTGGAACAACTGAGTATGCCGTTGGTGCTTCAAACGTATTACATATTGCACTAAGTGATGGATTAACAAATGCATGGCCATTTGGTAACAGTATCCTTGATAGTGTATTTAAAGTATACAAACAAAAAGAATTATTAGAAGATAGTATTATTATCTATCGTGTTCAAAGAGCTCCAGAACGTA